CCCATCGAATTTTTTTTCCCCCACTCACGGATTCGCTATGGGTAAGCTCGCACGCATCGGTCCAGCCGTGATCGAGCACCACCACCTCGATCAGATCACCGAGCAGGACGCCAGGGTCTTTAAGCTGACCGAAGACCTGACGGTGGCCTGTCTGCGCAAACTCAAGGCCTTACTCAACACGGATTTCCCAGACAACGCGCTGGATGGGAGCCTGGTGACAAGCCGCATCATCAGGCAACTGAGGACAGCCTATGAACTCCTGGAGGCGAAGGGCCGCATTCACGACCAGAAGAAAGGGCCGGGGGTGATTCGAGCGCGGGCCGCGGTGCGCACGAGGGATGGCGACGAGATGGCCGTCGAGATGACGGTGCCGGGGGCGACCCGATGAACGGGCGGGGTCCAGACCTTGAGGTCGAACTCCCTGCGCTGTATGACTGGCAGGCCGAGTTCATGGGGATCGATCCCACGACCGGCCTGCCGATCCCCAAGGAATGCCTGATCCCATGGCGCATGGCCTCCTGTGGGACGAAGGCGGGCAAGTCCGCCGGCACGGCCGAAGGCCTGGTGATACGGTTCCTCAACGAGCAGGTGCCCTGCCTGTGGACGGCGCCGGTCAACAAGCAGCTCGAGCCGATCTGGCGGCGGTACATCCGGCCGGTCTTTGCGCGGCTCCCGAAGACGCTGATCCGGATCATCGACTCGTGGGGCCAATGGCGAGCCGAACTGCGGGGGACCGACGCGGGATTCTTCATGCTGTCCGGTGAGGACGCTGATTCCCTTCGAGGGTCGTCCTATCGTTATGCCGCGATCGATGAGGCGGGCCGATACCCCAAGGACTCCTACGATTCGGTCATGACGAACCTGACCGATACGGATGGGGTGCTCTTTGCGATCTCCACCCCCAAGCCGCAGGGGAAAGGACAGGCGGAAAACTGGTTCACACAGGAGTACCGAGAGGGCCTGCGTCAGGCGGCCCTCACGCTCCCGTTCCATAAGCGGACGAATGCGAGTTGGCGCGTCCCGACGAACGCCAACCCGCTGCTGGAGATCCAGCAACGCTTCCAACGGATGAAGGAGAAATTCGGCGAGTCCTCCTGCTTCTTCCGTACCGAGTACCTGGGCGAAGTGCCGGAGGTGGATGGCACGGTGTTCCGCCGGATCGACAGACTGCACCGCTCGGAGCCAACCTCCTACCAGGATGGGCATGTGTACTGCTACGGGTGGGATCCGGCCCTGACGCGGGACCCGTCCGTCATCTCGATTTGGGATGTGGGCGAACGGCGGGAAGTACATCTGGAGCAATTGCCCCCGAACGACTGGCGAGCGCAACTCGAACGCCTCGCGTATCTGATTCGGGAGTACCGGATCTCTCGCGGCCGGTTCGATGCCTCGAGCCTCGGGGGGCAAGTCACGTTCGACCAATTGCGGTCCCTCGGGATCCCCGGGGAGCCGATCAGCTTCAACCAGCATACGAAACCCGAGATCGTGCAGGCGCTGGCCCTAGCCATGGAAGCGGAGGAGCCGAGGTTCCTGAATGTGGAGTTGGCGCGGATCGAAATGGAGCACTACACCTATACGGTGCAGGCCAGCGGCGTCGTGCGCTACCACTCGTCCGATGGCTATCACGACGATCATGTGACGGCGCGCATGCTCGGCTGGTGGGAGTTGACGCGCGGGAAACTCCAAGTGTTTTTCGACGAACCAGAGGAGCAGGAGGGCCATCCGGCAGTCGATGCGACGCGAGACGGCTGGCAGGAGGCCGAGGACCTGGAGGCGCTCTTCAGGCGGACGGGGGCATGGGCGGGCTCGCTCAGCTCATAACCCTCTGGGCCACGCTGGGGCTCTTGACCTACGGGGGCTTCTGCCTGTCCGTGGCCTTTCGCGGGATCACACAGGACGCGACCATTGAATTGCGAGTGGCGTGGTGGACTGGTCGCGTCCTGCTCCTCATTGCGAGCGTGGCGCTGTTGCTGGCGGTGAGCAAGGGCATGAATGAACTGATCGCATGGGTGATCCGATGAGTCTCCTGACTCCCCTGAAGCCGTTGGGCGTGCGCAAGCAGGCCGTCCCGGCCGAACGGGTGCGGCCAGAGGTGATCCAGGGGCAAATCCTGGGGCCTCCAGGGCCGTTTGGGATTCCACCCCTCGAGGACCTGAACGATCAACTCCGGGTCTATCGGGTGTCGGCGCTGGTGTATCGCTGTGCGACGATCTGGGCCGAGGAAACGATCCAAGTCCCGCTCCGAATTTTTCGACGGGCCGGTCGGCGCCTTGGGGCCGAAGTCCTTGACGGGCCGGTCTGGGATCTCCTTGGCGAGATCAACGGTCTCCAGGCGTGGGCGGAATTTCTCTACGTATCGATGCTCAACCTCGCCCTCGCCGGCAACGCGTTCTGGTGGAAGGTGCGAGATAGTCGCGGGCGCGTCGTCGAATTATGGAGCCTCAAGCCCACGGAAGTCAGAATCGAGCGCGAGGGCCCGCTCGGGGGCTTGCGCTACGGCTGGCGGCCCTCCGACGCGGGCGGCGTCGAGTATGTCTTCAACCACTCATCGATCGTGCATCTGCGCCTGCCGTCGCCCCTCTCGGACGTGTGGGGCATGGCGCCGGTACGCCCGGCGGCCGACGATATCCGCGCCGATCAGCAGGCCAAGCGCTCGACGCTGGCGATGCTGGACAATTCGGCGTTGCCCATCGGCATCCTGAGCACACAGCAGGATGTGACGCACACCCAGGCCAAGGAACTCCGGGACCAATGGCGGGAAGTGTACGGAGGCCCGGTCAATGCCGGACGCATCGCGGTCCTCGGCCGAGGGGCCGAGTTCAAGCCGGTCGCGGTGCAGCCGAAAGATCTGGAATATTTGAACCAGCGGCGACTCAGCCGCGCTGGCATCATCAACGCGTTCGGCGTGCCCCCGATCTATGTCGGGATCGAGTCTGAAAATTTCGGCAACCGCCGCGAACAGCGTCGGCAACTGTGGCAGGACAAGCTGGTCCCGATGTTCCGGCTGATGGAAGGGCAGCTCGATGAGGGGCTGCTCCGGGACTTCGACCCGTCCTTCGTCTCGGTGCTGGACGAGAGCCGGACCGATATTTTCGCCGATATCATCGGGACGCAGGTGGAATCGGCGACGAAGGCCGTGCAAGGGCGCATTCTGACGCCGAACGAGTCGCGCCGCGTGTTCATCGCCCCGTTTCTGCGAGACGTGCAGGGCGATGTGGTTGGGGGGGATGATTGGTTGGTCCCGATCTCGATGGTGCCATCCAAGGTCGTGTTTGCTGGCGAGAGCCTGCCTCTCGTGCTTCCGTCGAGTCCGGATGGGACGACGAACGTAGACATCACGAAGGGGGTCAGCCGACGGACGACGGCGCGGGAGCGGTTCGCGGCGTTCGAGCGGATGGCGACGGCGCGATTGCAACGAGACCTTGCGCGGCTGATGCAGGAGGCCGCTGGCGAGGCGGCCGAGTCGATGCCGGTGGACCATGCGCCCACCGAGATGCTCGTGGAGCAGGCGCTTCCGAATCGAGACCAGTTGAGCCGGGCGATCGGCGCGGCGATGACGCGGCACCTGCGCACGGCCTACGGCTGGGGGATCAAGACCGGGCTCCGGGATATTGCGCAGCAGGTGGCGAAGACCGCTGATGGCCTGATCGACGATGAGCTGCCGGACGTCCCTCCGGTCTTGACGGTTCCGAGCCTCTTTGATCCGCTGCTGGATCGTTTTCTGCTGCGCCGGGTCGAGCTCTATGCGCCGCTGATCTCGCAGGAGATCGTCCAGCTCTTCCGGCTGTCGCTCTTGGAAGGCTTGCAGGCGGGCGAAGGCATCGTGGCGCTGCAATCGAGGGTGTTGCAGGTCGCGCAGGATCTGTCGCCGACGCGCGCCTTGCGGATTGCAAGGACCGAGATCGTGAACGCGGCGAACGCGGGGACCCTGGCGTCCTATGACGCGGATGACGAGGTCGAGGGGAAGGAGTGGATCACGGCGCGGGATACAGCCGTGCGCCCCGCCGGATCACGAGGCGGGCCGGTCTTCGACCATGTCTCGGCCGATGGCCAAGTCGTCCCGAAGCGGCAGCCGTTCACGGTGAGCAATGAGCCGCTCATGCATCCGGGCGATACGATGATGGGGGCGAGTCCTGGCAATGTCATCAACTGCCGCTGTACGCTGTCGGCGGTCGTGCGGCCATGACACGACAACTCGAGTTGGTTTCCGAATCGAAACTGCAGGCGACACGGTTTGCGCCGATCGTCAAACGCTCCGAGGACGCGGGCTTTATTCTGGCGGCGGTCCTTGTCCCGGACGAGATCGATCTCCAGGGCGATGTGATCAGCGCCGAGGAGATCGAGCGTGCCGCCTATGACTATATGGAGGCGTCGCAACGCGGCGGCTACATGCACAAGCAGGTGCTGCAGGATGTCGTCCTGGTCGAGAGCACGATCCTCCGAGCCGAAACCATGATCAATGGCGTCCCGCTGGCGAAAGGCACGTGGCTGGTGGGGTTCAGGGTCTACAACGAGGAGTTGCGCGAGCTGATCAAGGATGGGACGATCACGGGCTTGTCGATCGGGGGTTGGTCGTCGCGTAAGACGGATAAGGAGCCCTCATGAGCAGATTCACGCGATCATCCAAGCGTCAACTGACGGGTCTCACGATCGAGGAAATTTCCTTTGTCGATCAGCCCGCTGTCCCCAAGGCAAAATTTTTGATTGCGAAGCGCAAGGAGGAGGAGCCATCGATGGAGGCGATCGAGAAGCGGACGGCGATGAACGGCTACACGTCCTCAGCTACCGGGGCCACGACGGCCGCGCACATCCACGAGTACGCCTGTTACCTGAACCGCGAGACCGGCCAGATCGAGGGCTATGTCTATGGGATCGGCGATCACACGCACCGGATCACGCCGGAGAGCCTCGCGCGCGGCGAGACCGAGGAATCGGATGGCCACACGCACGAGCTGATGACGGTCAAGGCGGCGCGCCTCCTGTTGGCGGCTGGGCAAAACATCGCGGCCGCGAAGGCCACGGTGCCGCACATCATCACGCTCGACATGCTCAAGGCTGGGCTCGACCAGGTGCAGGCGACCGTGGCGGCGCTGGACAAGCGGATCCCGGTCCCGCCGATGCCGGAGGGGCCCGCGCTGACCGCGGACGAGGAGGCAGCCCTGAACACGATCCGGGCACGCCTCGAGGGCGCCGCGCGCTCGTGACCATTACCCGGGATGCCACGATCGGCGCACGTGGCCCGACGGATGTGGAAGAAGAGCGGAGGATTCGCGCACTCGATCACCCGGCGCGACGAGGAGGGCGGGCACTGCGCAATGACCCCGCACGAGCGGCGGCACCAGGGCCAGTGCCTGATGACCTTCATCGGCCCACACTCCAACAGATCCGGTGCGCGTGCAATCGCCGACTGTACGATGCCCATATCCAGCTTGAGAAAGGGCGCGTGATTATCGAAATTCTCTGCGAGAAGTGCGGAGGCCTGAACACCGTTGATATGAGTCGCTAGAGGTCCGCGAAGACCCGTCCTGAGAGGCGCGACGACGCCCGCCAATTGAGGCCCATCCCCGAGGCCCGCATTGACCGCCACCGAGCGGCCATCGGGCCCGTGGTGTTTTTGGGCCCAAGGGGAGCAGGCGATGGAGAACGGCAGGATCATCCAGACGCTCGACAGCCTCTCACAGGCGGTCGAGGGCCTGCGGGGCGAGGTCACCGGCATGAAGGACACGGTGACGAACCTCAAGGCCGACGTGGACAAGAGGCTGGCTGGTGGCGGGGATCCGGTGCGGACCGACGATCAGGGGCGCCCGATCACCGGCCCGCCAGCGATCATCAAGGGCGAGAGCGGGAACGACAGCCGTCCGCTCTACATCACCAACGTGATCAAGGCGCTCAGGACCGAATCCTGGGAGCACGCGAAGGCGGAGAAAGACATCTCCGACCGGCTCATCGCGGCGGGCTACCATCGCGCTGAGTTGGGAGGCACGATGTTCCCGCTCGCGCCGGAGTTGATCCCTGACGATCATGCGGCCCTGCGCGACGAGTGTCAGAAGCGCCTGTCCCTCGGTACGGATCCCGGCGAACTGGCACGGGTGCTCAAGCGATACCCCGCGCTGGCCAAGTCGCTGTTCGGCGTGGAGAAGGACCTGAAGCTCGGCGACGACACGCTGGGCGGATTCCTCGTGCCCGTGACGCAGGCCGACCGGGTGATCGATTTGCTCCGCAACCGCGTCGTCATGCAGCGGGCCGGGGCCATGGAGATCCCGCTGCCGCCCTCCGGCAACACAACCTGGCCCAAGTTGGCCAGTGACCCCACGTTCTCCTGGGGCGATCCTGATCGGGCGTCGGCCGTCAACCCCTCGAACATCACCTTTGACGTGCTGCGCCTGCGCGGCAAGCAGCTCATCGGCGCGATGGCCATCCCGAACGACCTGATCCGCTACAGCTCGCCGTCCGTGGAGCTGATCGCGCGCACCGCGCTGAGCGCGGCCGCGGCCGTGGCCGAAGATCTGGCCTGGCTCGAAGGGGCTGGGACCGACCTGGAGCCCAAGGGCCTGACCAACTACCAGTTCAGCACGCCCGAGACCCCGACGCGCGGCAGGGTCACGCTGCACGTGGCCACGACGGTTGGCGCCTCTGGGAATACCTTCGAGCCGGAGGACGTCGCCACCATGATCGGGCTGTACGAGGAATCCAACGATCCCGACCAAGCGACCGCCTGGATCATGCGCCCGCTCATGTGGGCCGCGGTCCAGAACCGCCGGGCCGACGCGGTCAGCGCGAACGACAAGAAGGGCCCCTACATGTTCCCGGTGTCACGTGGGGACATGGGGCGGGCGCCGGAGAAGCGCCTGCAGGACATCCCGGTGCTCACGACGCTCCAGGCGCAGCGCGATCGCGTCAAAGTCGCCACCAACCTCGTCTATATCATCGTCGGGAACTTCCGGCGGTGGATCATCGCCCGCTCCGGAGCCCTCGAACTGGCCGCGTCGGAGCACGTGCGGTTCCTCCAGGATCAGACGGTTTTGAAGGCGATCCTGCGCGCCGACGGCGGGCCGCAACACGAGTCGAGTTTCGTACTCACCGACACGCTGGTCCAGAGTTAGCCGCCCTGCGCGGAGAGGAGGACAGGCCATGAGTTCGTGGTGGA